CGTGCAGGAGTTCATTAAGCGCGTCAGCAATGAGTACCTTATCGGCTATTTCGACCCACAACTGCAGAGCACAGTTGATGATGATAACGATGCCAACCTTGAATTCGTAAAGGGTGAAATCATCAAGCTCCGGCGTCAGCAGGAAATCGATGCTGATGAAGCCAGAGAAATGTGGGAGGAGGCACAGGGGGCTGAGGATGTGAAGGCGAACTGCTGCGATTGTCGCGTCGGTGAAAAGTTGCTGGGGCTGCTTGGTGATGACCCGTGGTATGCCAAATGGCCGGCAGTGCCAAACCACAATTATCAATACCTCGACCGTATCCTGAATGCCGTTCGCGTCGGCCTGGTAGAAATGGAGCGTGCCGCATGACAACTGATATCACCGAACTGGCGCAGAGGTTAAAACTTGAGGTCCATCGCGCGGTAAGCAATTTCAACCCTCAGATGAATATTAAAACCAGAGACCTAAAGGAGCTGGTAGAGGCGCTGGAGAAGGCGCAGCGCTATATCGAAGAATTGCGGGAGTGGAATGCGGGACTGGCGCAGGAGTCATTCGAACGCCAGCAGCGCATCGTCGAACTTCAGCAGGGCTGTGAAAACGATCCGCGCATTCACGAAATTATCGACCTGAAAGAGCGCATCGCCGAGTTGGAGTCCCGCACCGTGAAACTGCCTCGCCTGCCAGATGACTGCGACCGAATAGAAGTTCATTTTAAATACGCGGTTGCGCTGGCCGCCGCTGGCATCAAGGTGGAGGCTGAGTGATGGCTGAACGTTGGAAAATTTATCTCACTATCGCATTCATCGGCTTGGGAGCTACACCGATAAGCATGGTGGCGGCAAAGATTGATGTACCTGCATGGGCACTCATTGCTGGGCATTGTGGCGCGATGATAGCAGGATTTATTTGTGCAGAATTAGCACGGGGAGCCAACCAATGACCAGCAAATTAACCAGAGAAGAACGCGTGCAGGCGCTCTACGAACTGAAGGTAGGACAAGCTCTCAGCCTGGCTGATATTGAAATGTCCCGCACGGCGCTGGCCGCAATGGACAGCGAGTCTTGGCGTTTGCCTCTCGACTACTTACAGGGACACAAAGACGGTCTGGAGTGGGCCGCTCGACTGGCAGAGGCCAACCACCCTGATACCGGAGACTGGCTTTACGATGACCCTGTCGATCTTGCAAAGGCGATTCGCAAGGGGCCAGACATGCCTGAATTAAAGTCAGTTCAAGCTGATGCTGATGACAATTTCTACTCATGGTTTGGCAGATTCTGGTTCGAAAATTATCAGCAAAATAATTACACAACATCTGCAAAACAGATGCTTGGTACGATGGCTGAGTTTGCATTTAGAGCAGGGAGAGAGTCAGCCACTCAAGTTAGCAACTCTCCGGTAATTCCGGATGGTTACGTGATGGTTCCTATGAGGTTAACCGCTGAGAACGGCGCAAATGGGGCGCTATCCGGTGAGTTTTTAGAAACCAAGTTCATAAACCGCCCGGAATGCTTTGGTGATGATGAATGTGAAACCTGCGACGGAAGCGGGAGAATTGAAATCACGGTACCTGTCACATGGACAACTATCAAAGATGTATGGGCTAAAGGTGTTGAGCATTTTGCAGCCGCCCCGCAGGAGCCAAAACCATGACAGAGGGAATGCGACAGCACCGCGCTTTCGTGCTGAGTTGTTTGCTGGCAAGAGCTAAGCGCAGAACGGCGCAGGAGGTGAAAGGTGAATAAGGTCGAACTGCTTCAGAAAATATCGGCACTCGCCACTGAATGCCACACGCTGGCCTGTGAGCTTGATATTGGTCCTGAACGCACGGAAATGTTCGAAATCTACGGCGTGCTGCACAACCTCGGTCGCCGCGGGTACGCCAGCCAGGTTGGGCAGCGAATGAATCCTCTGCTCACATCCTGCGATGACGACGACGATGATGATTGGGACGAGGATGACGACTGATGTCTAAACCCCCCGCAGAACGCAAAGCTTCCCGTTGAAATCAAACCCCTCTCCTGAGGGGTTTTATCGTATATGCTCATTTTGCATTTATCCCCGGGAAGGGCGATAATTATCACGTCAGCCTGAGCAACTGACACTAATTACCGGCGCCAAGTGGGGACACATGGCGCACAAAACCTTAAAGCAATACCTGTCACCGATGGCGAAAGTCACCGGCGATTTTCTGCATTCTGCGTTTGACCTCCCAGGAGGTGAAGCGTGAACATCCCTCAATGCGGCATCAAGCTGCACAGCGGCAACTTCAGCGCTATAGGAAAGATCCTTCAGGAGCAGATCTCTGACGGGAAATGCCTGCGTCTGCAGGTCAAAGAGTGGCGCGAAAAGCGCAGCCTGAGCCAGAACGCGCTAAGCCACATGTGGTATACGGAAATCAGCGAATACCTGATTAACTCCGGACGTACAGACGCGACCCCTGAGTGGGTTAAGCGCAACCTCAAAAAGACCTATCTCGGCTGCGAAGAGGTGACCTACACCGACTTCATTACCGGTGAGAAGACCACCACTTGGGAGCCTCGCCACACTGCCGACCTTGATACCGGGGAAATGCACATTTTTCTGGTGAAGGTTGAAATGTGGTGCGCCCAGTTCGGCCTGGCCCTGACTATCCCAAGTGGTTGCGAATATCAGCAGCTGCGCGATAAGCAGGAGGCGTGATGAGCTGCCTTCTCGCCAAAGTAATGGAACGCGGCATCTTCCGCGTGCCGGCGCGCCGCAAGCGCAAGGTCGAAGTTAAACCGTCTGATATCCCGACACTGAAAGACTACACCGCCCGTCTGGTCGATAAGAAGTGGCTCTGCCTGAGAGCAAGGAGGCCACATGCGTAAACCAGCACGACGTAAATGCGCCCACTGCCGCGAATGGTTCCATCCCGCCCGGGAGGGACAGGTAGTTTGCTGCTTTGAATGCGCCAGCGCGATCGCCAAAAAACAGACAGCAAAAGCCCGTGAATCGGCTAAGGCCAGGGCGGTGAAGCTACAGCGCCAATCCGAGAAGGAGGGACGCCAACGTCGCCGGGCCAAGCGCGAGTCATTCAAGACAAAGGCCCAATGGGATAAAGAGGCACAGTCAGCCTTTAACCGGTACATTCGCATTCGTGATGAAGGTAAGCCCTGCGTCAGTTGCGGCGCCCCGCTGATTGGAAAGAGCAACTACCTGACCGGCAGCGCCATTGATGCCAGCCATTACCGTTCACGCGGCGCGGCGTCGCACCTGAAGTTCAACGTATTCAATGTCCACTCCGCCTGTACCC